TCACAAAGAATTACTTTGGCTCAAACACAATTACAAATAGCAACATCAAATCCTGCGTTACACAACATGTATCAAATCTATAGAAACATGTATGAAGCTATCGGTGTTAAAAATGTAGATGCAGTTTTACCTGCACCTGCACCAAACGCTCCAATGGACCCAAGTATGGAACACATTAATGCATTAGCTGGTAAACCTTTTCAAGCTTTTCCTGGTCAAGACCACAGAGCACACATAACTGCTCACTTAAATTTTATGTCAACTAACATTGTTAGAAATAATCCTGCAGTTATGGCATCAATACAAAAAAATATTTTAGAACACATCAGTTTGATGGCTCAAGAACAGGTACAACTAGAGTTTAGAGAGCAGTTACAACAAATGATGATGATGCAACAACAAGCTGCTATGAACCCACAGATACAAGCAGAGCTTCAAGCACTTACAAATCAGATTGAATCTAGAAAATCTGTCTTAATTTCAGAAATGACTGAAGAATTTATGAAGGAAGAGAAGAGAATTACGTCACAATTCGACTCTGATCCTCTTCTAAAACTAAAATCACGTGAAGTTGATCTTCGTGCAATGGAAAATGAGAGAAAAAGAGACAATGATATGGCTCAACAAGACCTTGCGAGAGCAAGATTGATGCAACAAGGCGATATTGCAGAAGAAAAAATGGATCAAAACGAAAAATTAGCTAAATTAAGGGCTGGAGTTAGCCTCGCAAAGGCAGGAGCACAGCAAGCAACGATAGTAACGGGTGAAGAATAATGCCATTGAACAAAAAAGGTAAAAAAATCATGAAATCTATGAAGAAACAGTATGGAAAGAAGAAGGGTGAAAAGATATTCTATGCATCTAAGAACAAAGGTGTTATAAAAGGGGTAAAAAAAGGAGCATAAATGCAAAGATTAGACAAAATCAAAGAAGTTAAAGTTGCAGAGCAGAGTGTTGAGGTAGATCCTAGATCTAAAACAACTGCTGACAAAGCTTTTAACTTAATTGGTACAGGAAAACCTGAGATGCCAGTTGGCGGTCAGAAAAGAATGTTACCAGAAAAGAAAAGAAACTCTAAAGCGTACTAATATGTGGTTATCGGCGATAAAATTAGCCGTCTCTGCAGGAAGTAAAATTTACGCTAACAAACAGAGAACGAAGATGGCAATGTCTGATGCACAATTGATGCATGCAGAGCGTATGGCCAAAGGTGAGGAACAATACCAGGGTAAATTGCTAGAAGCCCGACAGTCAGACTGGAAGGACGAGGCAGTTTTGATAATTCTCAGTTTGCCCGTCTTGGTGCTCGCATATGCAGTCATCTCAGATGACCCAACAGCGATGGACAAGGTAAAATTGTTTTTCGAGATGTTCTCGCAGCTCCCGTCATGGTTCACAAACCTGTGGATACTTGTGGTCGCGAGCATATATGGTATAAAGGGTACACAAATTTTTAGAAACGGAGGAAAAAAATGAAACAATTCGTAGGTTACCTAATTAAAAAAGCAATGAACAAAGGTAAGGTTGCTCCGACTATTAAATCCGTTAAGCCAACAAAAGATATTAAAGGAAGTGTAAAAAGAGTTTACAGAGACGAAACTTCAAAAAGAATTGATGCAGTAGCTAAAACAAAAACTAAAATGGAAACTGGTAAAAAGATGATGCGTGAAGCTCAAAAAGAGAGAAAAAAATTAGTTGATACTGGAAGAGCATTTCAATTTAAAAGTAGTAAAGATATTCATTCTGTTAGACCTGGAGAAAATCCTAAAAAACAATACAAAGGTCTTATAAAAGAAGATAAGCCACAGAAAAAATTTAAAACAGGTAAAGAGCTAGCTAGAGAAAAGAAAATGGGCGGCGGAATGATGGGCCGTAGAATGGGTTATGCAGTTGGAAGTATAGTAGGAATGAAAACAATTGCAAATAAAGTTAAAAAACTTGAAAAAAAAATAAAAGCTAAACAACAAGACAAAGCTAGAGTTAAAAAAATGGGCGGCGGAATGATGGGCCGTAGATTTGGAATGAAAAAAGGTTCTAAGTTTCCTGATTTAACAGGAGATGGTAAAGTAACATTCGCTGATATCTTAAAAGGTAGAGGCGTAATTAACGGTAAGAAAAAGAAGGCGTAATGGCAGGCAAAGGTTTATATGCAAACATACACGCTAAAAGAAAACGTGGTGGTAAAATGCGAAAGAAAGGTGCTAAAGGT